CAAGGTTCAGGCATTCTGGGAGCCTCCGGGTCGTCGACATCGACACCCGCCTCAAGCAGCCGGTTGACCAGATGCAGCGCGTTCATCCTTCGTAACTACCGCCTGACGGCGGATCATTTCAGCGCTGATCCGCGACATTCGCCGGAGAAAGTCGTGCTGTTGTTTCTCCAATCTGGTCAAGGCTGCCAGCAGGCGTGCGTTGTCCGCCTCAAAGTCGTAGGCCATAACAAGAAAGCCCCGGAGGGTCACTCCGGGGCTTCGTGATTCAGTTCAGACTCGGCTTAGCCGATGGTCTGGCCGAAGGCAGTCGGGCTGTTCTGCACGAGGCCACGGCAATACATCTTCGAGTTGACCATCTTCCGGGCGAAGCTGGTCGCAAACCCGCGCTGGTGGATGAAGTCCGGCAGGACGACATCGGGCGTGGTGTACAACTTCTGGTATTCGGCCAGCACGTACCCGGTGGTGAGGAACTGGTCGCCCTTGTGGCCGACCAAGAACTCGTTCGTGGGATAGTGCGGATCGGCGAACACCTTCTTGTTGCCGAGATCACCGATGTAGGTGATGCCCTGCATCTGCACGCGGTTGTTCTTGGGAACGAACTGCGGCAGCGTTGCCACGACGGTCGCCGCTTGGAGGCCAAGCAGGAGCCAGTTGCCCGCAACCATGTTCGTCGCACCAAAGATGAAGTTCGAGGCAGTCTCGAACGCGTCGATGATGGAGAACTTGTGGGTCTGGTAGTTCACGCTCGCCGGAGCGATGGCGTCCCAGACGACGAAACCTGCGTCCGCTTTGGCGCGGAGGTCGAAGATCACCTGACGGTGCTTCTGGTATTGCAACGCATTCGTCAGGGCGTTGAGCAGGACGCTCTCGGCCTTGATGTTGTACATCGCTTGCAGGTTTTGATCGGCTTCTTCCGACCACAGCGTCTTCAGCTTCATCACCTTCGCGGTGACGGGCGTGCTGGAGAGCTTCATCTCGTAATCCTGAATGGCGAGGTTGCCTTCAGAATTGAACGCGTAGGTGACGGTGTAGTCCAAACCAGCCGCCGCCGCGATGGTCACGGTGCCTGCGCCAGTGCCTTGGTAGACAATGGTGCCGAGAACCGCGTTGGTCGCAGTGTTGATGATCTGGCCGTTGCCGTCGTCAGCGAAGTTCACGCCACCCGTGTAGGAACCAGTGATGGTTCCGGGGCGGAGGGGCGTCCACTCCAAGATGAACACGCCACCGCCGGAGGCAGTGCCGGATTCGTCTTGGACGACTTCATCGCCGTCGTCGTCGCGGTCAACCGCGCCCTGCAAAGCACGCCACATGGGCGAGCCAGCCGGGGTACGGCCTTTGCGACGACCGGTCACGATGTCCATGTAAACGATCTGTGACACGGGGCCAGCCATCGGTTGCAGAGCAACCAACTGGTCGATCACGTCGTTTTCGGACATGTTGGCGATGATCGGGAAAATCCATTTGTCGAACGTTCCCAGCGACGTTGTGCGCGTCACTTCATCGAGCCGCCCGAAGCGGTTGCGGCAGTTCTCCAGCATGATCGCTGCGAGCGCCCGCTTGTGCTCAGGCATGTGCTGAACGAATTCCTTCCAGCCCTTCGCTTCCCAGAGGCCGCGAGAGTTCTTTTCGGGAATGCCCAGCGGTGTTTCAGCGAGGCGATAGCCCCACTCCAGAACGTCCATGAAACGGGAGATATGCCCGCCATCGGACGCCAGTACCGGTCTTCCACTTTCAGTCAGGATAACCATAATTTCTTAGTGTTTTCTGCGGTTGATGGCTTTGCTTACTTGGTGGCGGGTGCGGGTGCTCCGCTCAAACGACGCACCAGTTCCACGGACTCGTTGATCGCCCGGACGGACAGATCACCGCGTTCGGTTTTCAGCACTTTGGCGGATTCAGCAACGGGCTGAGCGCCTTCCTTTGCCTTGGAATCCTTGGATTCGTTCGTCACGGCTCCCGGTTCCTTGGCGACCTTGCCAGCATCAGGGCTGCCAGCACCCTTCTGCTTCTCGTCCTTGATGGCTTCCTTGCCGGGAGCTTCCCCGTCCGACGGCTGGGTCAGCTTGCCTTTCTCGGCTTCTTCCTCTTGGACAGTTTTCGCGGGCTTGCCTTCCAGCTTCTCGCGGATGGCAACGATGTGACGGAGACGGCTCGCTTCCTTGAGCGACTTCTGAATCTCCGGCGTTTGCGCCTTCTCCTTGAACTCAAGGACGATCAGGCGGCGACCCAGTTCAGTCACGTCCTCGTGATAGCGCTGAGCCATGAGGTCGAGAGCTTCGCAGGAAGTGTTGAAGTCCTTCTCCATAGTGACGAACTTCTGCTTCCGGCTCTCGGCGATGCGCTGCCAGCCTTGGCCGCGACGAGTCAGTTCTTCGATCATCTTGACCCGGCTGCCGTCAGCTTTCAGGCTTTCGCCCAGCTTCTTCTTGTACGTGACTGCGGTCTGCGCGACCGCGTTGATGACACGCATCAACTTGTTGTTCTGCTCGCCAAGGCGCTTGGCCTCTTTGGCGGGCAGCTTGATGGTATCGGTGAATCCTTCCGCGATGGATTCGAGGGTGGTGTGGAGCTTCTGCGCATCCCAAGAACGCTTGGGATCGGCAGCCGCCCACTCAGCCACTTGCTGATGCAGTTCCTCGACCTGCGTCATGGACTCAGCGAACCGTTTCGGCTTCGCAGGGTCGACATTCCGAAGACTGTCGATCCGCGACTTGATTTCGTTCAGTTCCATAGTCTTTGTGCTTGTTTTGGTTTCGCTGATGGGTGTTTTGGCGACCGCACCAGTTGAAGGCGACGATTCCTTCAAAGTGACCGGTTGAGCAGGGGGTGTCGTCGGGGTAGCCTCTGCTTTGGGTTGCACAGATTCAGCTTGGGGGTTCGGGGCGACTGGCTCGGCCATCCGTGCGGTGGTCGAGCTACGATCCGGGGTGAGTTCGGCATTCTCGAAGGACGGCTTGATGACCACATCCCAGCCTTCACAAACGTAGTCCTCCTGAACCTCATCCACACCATCGGTCGCCTTGGACAATGAGCCGTAGCCACGGCTTGAAACCAGCGGGTTGTAGCCACCCTCGATCAACGCCTTCAGCTTCTTACCTTCCTCGGTATCGAGCAGGGCGATCTCGCCTACGACCTCCGTGATCTTGCGACCCTGAGCATCCGTGGACTCGATCATTTTGGCGTCTGTGACGTGGTGGGAAATGGGGGAGAGAAGTGTTACGATACCGTCCTTGGGGTGTTCCAGAAGACCGAAAGCCGCGTTCCGACTGATAGACTCCTTCAGGACGGAACCCGGTTGCAGATTTTTCTCCCATACCTTCCGACCGTAGCGACGGTTGTTACCGTTCACGCAGTCACACACGCTGAAGCGTCCGGGTATGCGCGTGAAGCTACTCCCGTTCGGACGGCTTTCCGCGACAGGAGTTTTGCTCCTGTCGACAATGAAAGGAAACGCGCCCGTAACGCCTTCAATCAGGTATTGTCGCATACACAGTTTTCCGCACATGTAGAAACACGTGGGACTGCCAGCGACTTGTCTACAGGGGGCTAATCACATCTAAGACGATTGGAACTCCAATCAAATCCTGTCAGTTCACTAGATGTCGGGAGCGTAGGGGAGCTTCGTAACCGGGGGTTCTTTCGGATTCTCGATTTCGGCCTCAGCACGGCCAAAATTCCACACGTGATCGAGCACCTTCTCGATCTTGTCCATGTCCGCGCCGCGCACCTTGAACCATGTCCTAACTTCTTCAGGATCAAGTTCTTCTGTCTGGCCATTGTCCATGACGAGCGTGAAGAACTCGCCCCACATCTCGCGCAGAATCACGACATGGAGCGCTTCAGTCAGCTTCGGTTCTTGGCCATTGTTGGTCGGCATATTGAAGGACGTTGGTCATCACCGTGTTGAACAGGTCAATGTCAACAAGTTCATCCCCAGTGGTTAATTGCAAGTTGTCTACAACTTCCTGCACGATGGACTCCGCCATCTCACCAAAATTGTCGTCGTTTACATCACCCGCTTGCACTCTCTGGATGAACTTTTCTGTTGCCGCCTTGGTGGCTCTGTCCACAACCGAAGGCAGTCCATTGAGGTAGTGCTGTGGTTCGTTGTCTACAGCTTCAGCAAGGATGCTTTCGACCACGCCTTGATCGCCTGTAACGAGGAAGTACTCCGGCTTCCCCTCACACTCGTCGAAAGGCGCAAACGGCTTGCTGACGTTCAACCGGGGCAGGTAATGCCGAAACAGATGGTGGTAAATTTTGAGCTTCGAGGGGATGTAACTGCCGATGTAAAGCTCGCCCCAGTGGTTGATCCAGCGGGCAACTGTATGCAAAAGCTCACCCCGCTGCCCCAGCGCGTGACTGGTTGGCCGGAACTTTTGGTGCTGGCTCTCCGGGTCAAAGGAGCGACCCTTGGCATTCAGGCTGACCTCGTTGAATTTCACCGACCGGCCACCGACATGGGCGTTGCCCTGCCAGAGTTTGAGCACGTAGTCGCCGACCGTAGCCGTATCGAGCAGTTTGTACCCCTCCGGCGTATACTCGCCTTCGGCATCGAGCAGGCAGTAGACTAGAGCGCCAGCGTTCATCCCACAAAGCGCCGAAAGGCGCTGTAAATCGCCTTGCCGTCGCCTTGGGGTGTTGGAGCGGGCATCGCGCTTCCGCCGTCGACCGCCGCGACGATAGCTGATGCTGCCTTGGCCTTTGCTTCTTCTTGGATGGGATGGATGCCCAGAGCGGCAGCAGCTTGTTCCTCGGTCTGGATGGCTCCGGCCTGCTCAAACTCGCCGGGCTGGGTGGCTGGTTTGGAAGCGCGGTTGCGCCCCAGCAGAACATCCATCGCTTTGGCCGCCACATCGCCGGTCGCCTCGGCCTCTGGAGCAGCCCGCTCCAGATCAGAAGCCATGAACCGCTCCGGCCCGGCAGCACCCGGCACCTGACTCGGATCAATTGGCTGCGTGGCCTGTGGCGTCACGTCAGGGGCCGTCAGAGCCGCGTACGGGGTCTGGAACTTCTCCTTGTCCCCGGCAGGGTGCGAAGGCTCCTGTACGACCTCTTTAGGCTCGCGCAGGGGCTTACCTACAACCATCTCGGTCGAATCAATCGGCTCGGCATCGTCAGGAATGATGTCTTCGTCCCGGTCACCGGGTTCTTCGACGGCCTCCTTCACCATGCGCTCAACGCTGTCGTCGTCCCCTTCTCCTTCGATCTGACGAGCTTTGACCATGCGATTGCGGAAAGTCTCACGTGGCACATTGGCGATGACGGGAACCACGTCATTTGATTCGCCCATCACACGGCGCAGCAGCGGATTTTTCATAGCACACCTTCTTCCTCGTCCGCCCCTGCTACACGTTGAAGGACGCTTCGGTATTCGGGCGGCGTCTCCGGCGGCTCGATG